CTGCGCCTGCGTCGCGTCGATCTTGCTGCTCACCGTCGCGCGGATGCCGTTCACGTCGGCCTTGATGTTTGTGATCGCGCCGTCGAGGTTCGAAATGCTCACCTGCAAGCCCTTTGCCGTTGTTTCAAGCTGCGTGATGTCCCCCTCTGCATTGCTAAGGCGAGCATCTAATCCTTTCGCTGTAATGGAAATTTCATTTACATTCTTGTCCGTATCCTCGATCTTGGCATAGATCGGCTCGGAAATATTCTTGATAAACTCGCTCAGTGCATTCTGATTGATGTTGCTCCCGTCCAGATTGAAGAGCGTATACCGAAGCTGTTCCAGAAGCACGAAAAGGTAGTCATAGACCCCATTGATCTGCTCCTGCGTGTCTTTCCCTTCGCCGTTCGGGAAGGTCGTCTCCACCAGCTGAAATGTCGTCGGCACTTGTCATCACACCTTCCAGTTGCCCTTGCTTTCTTTGCGGTTTTCGCGCCGCCACCATGCCATAGCATCGGCCACCGCCTCGTTGGCAATGGAATGGTCATTGGCATATAGCGCGCTGTCCTGATTGTAGGCATCGAGCTGAGCTGCCAAATACAGGTGGTAGCATTCGTTGTGCCCGTCCGGCAGTAGTAATTCCATATCCTCGACGCTTGCGGTGTCATCCTCCACGCTCACCTTGAGGGTAGGGGATTCCTCCCCCATCATCTCGGCGATTCGGTGCTCAAGCACCATGAGGATTTCCGCCTTGCGCGGCGTGCTCAATTTGTTAGGCCGCAGCGCGTCCGCGTCACGGATAGCTTTCAGCATTTTCATACATTAGACCTCCGTGAAATACTGCCCCACCAGCTCATGCGGCAAATACTGCAATACGATCTTCCCGCCCGCAGCCTCGCCGATACGCTCACACTTGTACGTCTTGCCGTCCTCGCTGTCGAGGTAGTATTTGCCATACTCGTACTCCATGCCGC